GGCCGCTAGGCCCGCCGTAGGAAGGAGCGAACGACATGCCCAAGACGGTTGACGACACCATCAAGACCCGATTCGTCGAGTACACGGCGGCGGAGCTGGGGCTCACTACCGCCCTCATCGGCAACGGGACCCTGGTGACGCTCCAGAGCGCTCTCCCGCCGGGCTGGCGCGTCCATGGCGTGCAGGTGCGCCGCCTCGGAACCATCACCAACGCCACCGGCACCACGGTCCTGAACGTGGGGACGCCGGGGGCGGAGACCAGCATCATCAACGGCGTGGACATCGAGGGTTCCGGCGCCGCCGACCTGGCGCCGACCGTGACCGCCCACGAAAGCACCACCTCACGGGATATCGTGGCACGGGTCGTGACAGCGACCGCGGCCGCTTCCGCCGTGGCCGGCCTGCGTGTTGGGCTGGAGCTGCGCAAGGTGGCGACGGAGTAGCCGCCTGGGCGGCAACGAGAGGAGGAAAAGCCAGAGATGACTAGCGCACTGAGGGACCTCATCGAGACGTTCGACCGCGATACCCGCGTCATCCAGGGCTGGGACGAGACGGCTCCCGGAGCCCTCCTCTCGCCCGCGGACGGCATGCCGGCGCGGCGTCTGCTGGAGCGCCACTACGGCGCGGAATACGAGGAACGGATCGCCGAGGCGGCCGAGTTCCTGGGAGACGTATACCGGGGGCGCCGCCCGGTCTACCAGCTCCGTGAGGCGCTGAGCGTCGGCGACTTCCCGCTGCTCTTCGCCGACGTGATCGACCGCCAACTGCTCGCGGCCTACCAGGCGCCAGCGTTCCGCTGGCAAGCGTACACGCGGCAGGCCACCGTCAGCGACTTCCGCACGGTCAAGCGCTTCCGCATCGACGGCGGCGACGACATCCTGAACGCCATCGGCGCGGGGGCTCCCTACCCGGAGGCCGATCTGGACGAGGTGGAGTTCAACTACGCGGTCGCCAAGTACGGTCGCGACATCCCGGTGTTCTTCGAGACCCTGATCAACGACGACTTGCAGGCCTTCCAGGACCTGCCGGCGCGGCTGGCGCGGGCGGTGCAGCTCTCGGAGGCCCGCTTCCTCACGGCGCTGTACATCGACGCCTCCGGGCCGCACGCCTCGTTCTACACGGCGGGCAACCTGAACATCGTCCCGACCAACCCGGTGCTGACGGCGACCGCCTTGGGAGACGCCATCGAGTTGATGGCCGCCCAGCGCAACCCCAAGACGAGCGAGCCGATCATGGTGCGACCGTCCGTGCTGGTCGTGCCGCCGGCACTGGAGGTGACGGCGCTGTCCATCGTGCGGTCGCAGCTCCTGATCGGCCAGGGCGCGAGCGCCGGGGTGGTGCCGGCCCTCAACATCCTGCCGGAGTACCAGCTCGACGTGGTGGTCGACCCGTACATCCCGGTCATCGCCTCGACCGCGAACGGCAACACCTCCTGGTTCCTCTTCAGCGCACCGAGCGTGGGCGGGGCCGCCCTGGAGCTGGGCGTGCTGCGCGGCCACGAGAACCCGGAACTCATGGTGAGCGTGGCTGCCTTCCAGAGCGTGGGCGGCGGCGCTGACGTGATGGGCCTGGACGCCCGCGACAGCCGCACCTACCGGGTGCGAAAGGTGTTCGGCGGGACGCGGCTCGACCCGCGCATGACGGTGGGCTCCAACGGCTCCGGTTCGTAGGAGGTACCAGCATGGCAGATGTGACGTATATCGACACGCGGCTAGCCGACTCCGGCTTCATCGCCACGGGCACCGTCCGGGGCCAGCCGTGCCAGGTCCTCATCCCGAAGGACAGGCTCATCGGGCCGGGTGGGCACTCGCTCGACCATGATGCCTGCCTCGCCGTCATCGTCCCCGCGCTGGAGCGCCAGGCGGCGGGCGAAGACCACCTCTGGAACACTGAGCCGGCAGAGCCTCGCCGGCGGCGTCGTGGCCGGGGCACTGAGGCCGCAGAGCCAGCCGGGGAGTCGGAGCCGGAGGAGTAGCGCGTGGCCTTCACGTACGACCTGGCGACGGACGTCGGCAAGGTGCGCCTCCTCATCGGCGACACCACCACGCCGGGCGAGCTGTTCCAGGACGGCGAGATTCAGGCGTTCCTCGACCTGAACGGCGGCACGGACGTCTTCAGCGCCGCCGCCGACGCCGTGCTGGCGATCCTCGCGGACAAGGCGCTGCTGGCCAAAGTCGTGGCCATCGGCGACTACAGCGAGTCCAGCGTCAGCGTGGGGCAGCAATTGCGCAGCCTCGCCGCCGACCTGCGCGAGCGCGCCCAGAGCGTCCCCGCCGACGGCTACGCCGAGACGATCTGGGACCCGTTCAGCCACCGCACGAAGCTCCTGCACGAGCGCCTCCAGGGGGTGAGCTAGCGTGGCTCTCAGCGATGCGACGTTCCTGACGTTCCTGACCGCGACGTGCAATGTGCGGCGGATGACGCCGGGCGCCGTGAACAGCGGCACGGGCCTGCCGGCGGAGACGTGGGCCAACCTGGCCACGGGCGTCCTCTGCCGCTTCGTGAAGCGCCGGGGCCGCGAGCCACTGACCGAGCGCCAGCGCGTCGTCGTCCGGGAGCAGCTCTGCATGCTCCCCATCGGGACGGATGTGCTGGAGGGAGACGTGATCGTCTCCGGCGGCCTGACCTATGACGTGATCCTGGTGGAGGATGCGGCGGGGGCCGCGCACCATAAGGAGGCCGTAGTGGAGAGGAGGGCAGCGTAGGCTATGGCGTACACCGATCTGACCATCGTCCGGCCCAGCGCGACCGTCAACGCACCCTTCACGGCCTGCGCCGCCGCCGGGAACCAGTGGCTCAACAGCGGCAAGGAGCGCATCCTCATCATCAACGACGACGCGGCCTCCAAGACGGTCACGTTCAACCGCCCGGTGGCGTGCTCGCACGGGCTCACCGGCAACACCGCCATCGTCTGCCCGGCGAACGAGCGCAGGCTTGTGGGGCCGTTCAAACAGGAGGAGTGGAACCTCCAGACCGGCGCCGACGCTGGCAAGGTGACCATCGATTACAGCGCCGTGACCAACCTCAAGATCGTGGCCCTGGGGGACATGTAGTGGCCGTCCGCTGGTTCGACGACCGGGTGCGGGAGCGCTTCCGCGCGAAGACGGAGCGTGGCCTGAGCAATGCGGGCCTCGCCGTGGAAGCGCTGGCGAAGCAGCTCGCCCCGGTGCTTACGGGCAACCTCCGCCGCTCCGGCCGCAAGGAGCCGCACGCGGGCGCCTTCCGCCAGGGCGACACGACCTATGTGCTCGTGAAGTTCGGCGGCGTGAACAAGGTCGGCTACGCCCTGCACGTCGAGCTCGGCACCCGCCGCATGGCGGCCCGGCCCTATCTTCTGCCCGCGCTGCGGCAGGTCGGCCCCCGCATCCCGAGCATCATGAGGACTGCCTGATGGCTGGCAACGAGACCCTGGCCGCGATCCGCCAGCGGCTGATCACGAACGCGACGCTGAACACGTTCACCGGCGGCCGTATCTACCAGCCCAAGTTCCCGGCGGACCTCGCGGATTGGCCCTCCATCGTCTGCGAGGAGGTGCTGGCTGAGTCCCGCCCGGAGCCAAGGCCCTGGCGCGAGGATGTGGTGCAGGTCAGCGTCTACGGCGAGCCCGAAGGTATCGACCGGCCCGACATCTCCCAGACGCTGCGACAGCTCGCCGCCGTCGTGGCCCAGTTCATGCTCTGGCAGGACACGGCAATCGCGCTGGCCCAGCCGCGCATCATGGCCGTCAGCGGAGCCCGCATCCTGCCGGACTGGGACCCGGACACGCACCAGCCGGTGCAACGGGTGCTGCTGACCCTGCAAATCCATGAAGAGACGGCGGCGGTGCTGGCATGACCAAGCGCGACCGTTGGCTGCGCTACCTGGGGCCGTCAACCTACTTCGATACGGACGCCGGGCAGCTCTTCCGAGCCGGAGGCGAGGCCCTGCTGGTGCCCGCTGGCAAGACCGACGAGCTGCTGACATTCCCGGACCATCGCTTCGAGGAGGTAGCCGGCCCTGACCCGGAGCCGCCGCCGCCCTCCGAGGAGAAGCCCTAGAGAGAGGGGTGAGCCACCATGACCGTCGCGCTTGACAAGACCAAGGTCCAGATCGGCGACGTCGACGTCTACGTCGCTACCACGCCAGCCAACACGACCGCGCGGGACGCGCTTATCCCGGCGGCTGGCTCGACGTTCGCGGCGACAGGGGGATGGACGCGCCTCGGTGCGCTCAGGGAGGGCATCAGCATCGCCCGCACCGTGGACGAGTACAGCGTCGGCGCGGATGTGAATCTGGGCGACGTGGTGATTACCCCACTCAAGGTGCTGGTGGAGATCTCGGGCGAGCTGGTGGAGATCGTCATGGGGCGCCAGGCTGACATCGGCGGCCTGGGCGAGGCGACGGTAACGGCCGCCAGCCCAGCCAGGACGACGATCCAGATCGGCCCGGACACGCCCACGTTTCTGACTAAGGCGTTCGCCTGGGAGGGGAACGACCAGCAGGGTTTCTACGAGCGCGGCATGCTCTGGGAGGTGCGCCTGACTATCGACGGCGCCATGCGCCGCCTGCGTGCCGAAGAGGAACGCATCCCCTTCAAGGTGAAGGCGCTCCAGCGCAGCGACTTGGCCGCGGCCGGCTCCGGCTACGGCATCTTCGGCTTCGAGGTCAAGAAGACGGGAGCATAGCATGGGGGCTCCAGACAATGGGATCATTGACCTCGACGCGCTCATCGCGGAACCCGTGCGCATCCGGCTGGGAGGCCAGGAGTTCGAGCTCGCCGCCCTCTCGACCGAGCAGTACGCCATCCTCCTCCGCGCCCAGCGCACCCTATCGGGCAAGGATGACGACGACGCCGAGGGTGTGCTCCAGGCGTGCGACCTCCTGGACGAGCTCTTCCCGGAGGTGGCCAAGGTGCGCTCCTTTCGCAAGCTCGCCCCGGTGCAGCTCGCCCGCGTCGTGGAGATCATGCGGGGCATCGCCGGGGCGCCACCGGGAAACGGGGTCGGCCCCCCGCCGAACCGGGCAGCGCGGCGGAGGGCACGGAGCGGCTCCTAGGCAGCCTGGCCCACTGGTTCCCCGGCCTCACGGCGGAGGCGATCCGCAAGATGCCCTTCGCCGACTTCCTGCGCTACGTCCAGTCCCTCCCCACCGTCCAGAAGGAGTTCGCCCTGGTTGTGGCCGTCGGCGTCGCCGCCGCCTTCAGCGAGGGCGGTATCGACCGTCTGCGCCACTCGCTGGAGGGCTGGGAGTACCAGCCCATGCCGAGCGAGGAGCGGTCGCGGCTGGAGGCTTTGGGCATCGAGGTGACGTGACCTGATGGCCGAGACGCTGGGCGAGGCCGTCGTCCGCATCAGCGGCGACGACCGCGAGTACAACCGCACGGTCGCGGGCCTCAAGGGGCGCAGCGAGGGCATCTTCGGCGCGCTGGGCGGCATCGGCAAGACGGCGCTCCTGGGCGCCGGCGCCGGGCTCTTGGGCCTGGGCGGCGCGCTGGGCGTTGTGGGCTTCGGCTTCAACAACCTCAAGCAACAGGCGCAGCTTGCCTTCGAGACGATGCTGGGCTCCGGCGAGAAGGCGAAGACCTTCCTCGACGACCTCCAGAAGTTCGCGGCCACCACCCCGTTCGAGTTCCCGGAGCTGATCCGGGCATCCCAGAAGCTCCTTGCCTTCGGCTTCCAGGCTGATCAGGTGCGGCCCGTGCTCACCGCCGTAGGCGATGCGGTGGCGGGCATGGGTGGCGACCCGCAGATCATGGAGGCCACGATCCGCAGCATCGGCCAGGTGCGGGCGAAGGGGCGCCTCATGGCCGAGGAGATGATGCAGTTCGCCGAGGCCGGCACCTTCTCGTGGACCGCGCTAGCGAAGCAGCTCGGCGTGAGCGTGCCCGACGCGATGGAGGAGGTCCGCAAGGGCGCCGTCACGACCGACCGCTTCCTGACGGCCTTCGTGGCTCACTCGCAGCAGAACTTCGGCGGGCTGATGGAGAAGCAGTCGCACACGTTCGGCGGGCTGCTGTCGACCATCAAGGACACGTTCTCACAGGTGTCGGGGACCGTCATGGCGCCGTTCTTCAAGATGGCCACGGGGGGTATGCAGAAGCTCGTGGACCTGACCAGCTCGCCGGAATTCATGGCCGGGGTGCAGCGCTTCGCGGAGACACTGGCCAACGGCCTGAGCATCATTGCGGGATTCCTGGCAGGCCTTATAGCCGAAGACGGATTGCTAAACCGATTCGTAACCATGCTTGCACTTGGGCTCGGGGTGCCCAAAGGCAGCGAAGACCTGATCGGCTTTTGGAGTACACTGCGAGCCGCCGTCCGCCAGGCCCTTCATGATCTTCGCAACTTCTGGGAAGACATTCAGGGTCCGGCTGAGGATGCAGCCAGGATCTTGAGGGAGAAGGTCTTACCCGCGCTACAGGACACCCTCGGCTGGCTCATTGATCACAAGGAACTCATCGGCGCCGCCGCTCTTGCTTGGGGGGTGTTCGTTGCCACGACCCAGACCTTCGCCGCGATTCAGGGGTTGCAGGTCATGTTCGCCACCCTGAAGGCGGGCATTCTGGCAACCAACACGTCGCTCCTGGCGCCGCCGGGCATCGCGGTCCTCCTGGCCGCTATCGCCGCCGCCATCTTCCTGATCTGGCAGAACTGGGACAGCATTTGGCCGCGGCTCCAGCAGGGCTGGGACTTCATGAAGGACGCTGCCGGCAAGGTGAAGGACGTGGTGGTCGGCGCCTTCACGCAGGTTCGGGACTTCATTTTCGGTGCCTTCAATTCCGTGCGGGACTTCTTCGCTGACAACTGGCCTAAAATCCTTCTTCTCATTCTGGCGCCTTGGCTTGCAGCGCTACTCGCCATCATCGGGAACTGGGACCAGATCTGGGGTGGTATAAAGGCAATCGCGCAAGCTGGGTGGAACTTCGTACTAGGTCTGTTTGCATTCGCCAAAGACGCCATAAGTTGGTATCTCGCAACGTACAAGGCCGTCGTCGTGGGCGGGCTGGAAGCCATAGTCGGCTTCCTCGCGGATCACTGGCGGGAAGCGCTGATTATAGGACTGACCGGCCCCTTTGGCGTGGCGTTCCTGTTGTTCATCAAGTTCAAGGATGACATCGTGGGCACGCTCAGCGACCTTGCACTGAAAGCCCTGGAGATCGGGAAGGACATCCCAGGGAAAATCTGGGAGGGGCTCTCATCCATGGCGGGGTGGCTTTTGGAACAAGCGCGGGGCTTCGTGGACAGCCTGATCGACCTCCTCAATCCCAAGAATTGGAAGATGGGCTCCACGATGCAGGAAACCTACGACAAGGTCGGGCGTGAAGCGGGCATATCGATGATGCGAGGCTTAGCTGACGCCTTCGCCCACATTGACCAACTAGTCGGGCTGTTGGGTGCTCCGCTGGCAATGCTGAATGAATGGGGGCAGCGGTGGTTTAGCGGGAGGCGCGTCGGCAACTATATCGGGACCGGTTCGCCCTACGAGTGGTCGAACTGGAGCGGCGAAGATGTTGGCCGCCTAATCCCGGGCGCGCCGCCGGCTCCTCTCGCTGGCACACGCATCAGCGTCCTCGGACCCCTGCACGTTCATGCGCAGGGGCCAGACGCGGAGGAATTTTTCCGCAACTTGGGGGCGCTGCTGACGTGAGGCTAGCTTTTCTGTCGCTCGAAAACGAGCAGCACCTTCGGTCTGGGCATGAACCAGAACCAGGCAAACCAGCTCCGCTCCGTCTGGACGAGCCGCCATCCTTGACCAGCCATATCGGTGAGGACACGCGCAACGTCGGTTTCGCTGCCCCAGCCTCCCCAGAAGCCGCACCACTTGCTGACAGCCGTGTACTCGTACATCAATTGCTCCTTTCCGGCGGGGAGCCCAGTGTAGCGCCCATTGTAGCACAGGAGGCCGCGCTTCTGTGACCGTCTACGGCAGAACGCCCGTGAGCTTCGGCGGCGTTGCCCTCCAGACGGCGGCGCGCAAGGTCGTCTTCGACCCGGAGCACCGCATCCTCTCCGCGCCCCGCTACGAGGCGGTGCGGGCGGAGCGCATCGGCGCCTTCCCCGCCTTCTCACGCATGCAGCCGCCGGACGGCAAGCCCTTCCCCCTGACCATCTACCTGAGCCAGCCGACCGAGGGCGAGCTGCGCACGCTCATGGACCTCTTCGACGGCGCCGCGGGGCCGCAGACGTTCGTCGTGGCTGACGCCGACGGCGTGCAGCGCCAGGTCTCCTGCGCCTCCCTCGGCCTTGTGCGCGGCGAGGCGCCGACGATCTGGATCGCGCCGCTCTGGGCGGCCCGGCCCATCCTCCTGCGGGCCGTCCCGGACACGCCGATCACCATCGCCAACATCACGGCCAGCGGCGCTACCTTCGCGCCGACGAACGCCGGCGACGCCGACACCTACCCCGCCTGGACGATCAAGCCGCAGGCCAAGAAATCGCTGAACGACGGCTGGGCCTACTTCCGCCGCATCATGTTTGCGAACGCCTCCCAGCAGCCGCTCTCCGACCCGGCGAGCCGGGGCGGGCTGGGCAAGGGCTACCTGGCGCGGCTGATCTCGGGCTGGAACACGGACGCCATCATCCGCAGCACCGTCACGACGACGACCCTCTCGGTGGCCGTGACAGCGGGCTCGACCAGCTTCACCTTGGCCGATGCGTCAGGGCTCCCCAACTCGGGCCTGATCTACGTCGAGCCGGAGGGGGCGAACTCGCTGGAGCAGGTGCGCTACAGCAGCAAGGCAGGCAACGTTCTCACCGTGGACACGGGCGGCCGGGGCGTCGGCGGAACGACGGCCGGTGCTCACGGCATCGGTGCCGTCGTCCGCAAGTCGGAGATGCTGGCCGACGGGCGGGATATCGCCGTCTTCGTCTCCGGCGCGCAGGTCCCGGCGGAGGCGGTGCTGCTTGGTGGTATCAAGACAACGAGCACGCGTGTCTGGA